TCATTCCATTTCTAAATCATCTATTTTCACTTCGAGTTCCAGACTGGTAACAAAGCCGCTATCCGGGCCGATAGAATGGGTCAGGGTGGTTATGGTCCATTCCGCATCATCTATTGGCTGTTTAAAGCCGCTGACCTTTACCGGCATTTCCGTATAGAGATCCGCCCGGCCTTCTGCGAGCTGCAGCGAGAATGAAGCCACCCCGCGCTGCAGCCGTTCCCACTGCATTTTTGCAGCCCGTTCAGCATTAGCCCTGTTTGCATAGGTCCGGTTGAGTACCAGCACATTTTCATCCGTCCCCACCAGGTAATCCCCTGATTTCGCCTCCGGCTCCTTTGGTTTCGTGGTCTTCCTGCGGCGGCGCTTAACCTTCGTCGTCTCCTTTTTCTTTGGCTCCCGGGTATGCAGCCAGCTGGCAATGACGCCGGTATAAGCACCACGATCTGCCAGGGTAAAACGGTGGCCGTCACCCTCCTTTCGCGTGATGGTCACAACCGGCAGCTGCTTTCCGCTTGCCGTTCTCCCCTGCCCCTGCCGGATAAACAGCAGGTTGCCGCTTTTGACTGACGCTATAGCGCCGTACTGGCGCGCCAGTTTCATCAGAAAGCTCGCGTCGCTTTCGTTCGTCTGGTCCAGGTGATCCAGCGGCAGGCCTGACAAGTCCTGCCCTAATGCCATTTTGAGATTATGGCGGGTGGCGATTTCCCTGATAACGTCCCCCACGGTTGTCTGATGCCAGGACTTTTCACGGCGGATATTCAGGGTTGCCCGGAAATCAGCACTGCGGGCGCGAATCGTGAGGCGATCAGGTGCCCCGCTGTGCTCAATTTCATCGACGGTAAACGCCCCTTTAGGGAAAAGCGGCTGGCCTTCCCACCCCAGCGCAAACTGAATAACCGCACCGCGACGCGGCAGGACAATCTGCCCGTCCGCGTCATCCAGTTCCAGATCAAGCTGGTCCGCTTCAAAGCCCCGGTTATCGGTGAGCGTCACGCTCATCAGGCGCTTGTCCAGTGTTGTTGTTACGTCCTTACCTTCGATGACAATGTTAAAGGCCGGACTTTTGCCGTACAGACTGAGGAGTTCAGAATTGAAATTCACTGCAGCAGTCCTCCAACCGTCTTAGTAACATTCCCTATCGCGGACGATGCGGAGTCTTTCAGGTTACTCAGCTGGTCACTCAGGCTGCCGAACATACTGGACAGCGATTCATCCACCCGTTTGAGCGTCAGCGTGAACTCAATCCGCCGCGCCATCCCGCTTTCGAAAAACTCCGTCTTTGTCTGGTTCAGGCTCTCGATCACGAACATGCCATAAATAGTCCCGCTCCCCTCAATCAGCGGCCATGCCTTGCCCTGTTCTGCCATCTGCTCCAGCGCCAGCAGTGACAGCCTGCCGCCGGTAATTTCCGGCAGCAGGACACCGGAAAGCGTCAGTGAATCGTTATCCGGGCCAAGAAACTGCGTTGACGGACGGCGATTGATGCGGCTGTTCACCGCGTGCCGCCAGTTGCGCTGATACTGCAGTTCCTGATACGGCACCGTGCGCAGCATGAAAACGTATAGCCCCAGCACCATCATCATGATTCATATCCCCCCTGGTCACTGTAATTGCTGCGCGCCTTCGCGCGGGTGCGGCGTTCGCGCTCGTCGAGCTGGCGGGCAACTTCGCGCGCAATATCCTGCGGGTTCTGCCCTGGCTGCGCATAAATTGTGATCGGCGCGTGCGTTTCAAAGTGCATTACTGCCGGTGGGCGCTCCACCTTTGCGGGCTGGCTCTGTTTGTATGCCATTGCGGGAAGGCTGAACGGATGCAGGGGCGCGGCCTCTGCAGGTGTCACCGCCATGCCCAGGGTTCCGGCCACAACCGATGCCAGCGCTGCCGTGCGCCGCCTGCTGGTCACATTTGCCGGGCCGTTCACAATTTCAGGGCCATTCTCGCCAACTATGCCAAACTGGCCGCGCGGGATAGCGCCCCCGTTGTCATACATACCCGCAAAGCCCATCGCAGGGAATCCGCCTGGCGGCAGTACCACTTTGCCGTCACTGTTCACCGTGGCGGCCTGCTGCCGCACTACCTGGTCCGGCAGCTTCGCTTTCGCAGCCTCCTGGCTGACAATTCCCAGCTTTTCCAGAAGCCACGTTACGCCCGATTTCAGAGACTCCAGCGGCTGCATGACCATGCTCAGGCCTTCAGCCAGTGCCTCACCAAACCTTTTCCCCATGGCGGCCGCGTTGTTCAGCTCCTCAGCCGTGGATTTAACCGGCATCAGCAGCTCCCGGAACCACCCCCAGAGTGCCTGCACTTTATCCCCTATCCACTGGAACAAAGGCCGGACAGGCTCAAAGGCTGCGCTGATGGGCGCTGCTGCCGCCCTGAATCCTTCCACCACACCGCCCAGAAATGCGCCGATAGGTTGCCAGTGTTTCCAGATGACAAGCGCCACACCCGCAAGCGCAGCAACTACCAGCCCGACGGGACTTAGCATTGCGCCCACAGCCCATGCAACGCCCATCAATGCGGTGCGTAATAAAGCAAATGGCGACTTAAACAGCCACATCAGCACGCCGCCTGCCCCGCGTACAGAAGCAGCAAAAGGTGTAATGGCAGCGCCGATCAAACCGCGAAATTGTGCGCTGAGTCCACGCAATACCGCCATGGGGTTGCGAAACGAGGCGATTAGGGTCTGCCCGGCTTCCTGCGCTTTCTCTTTAATCTTCTCAAGCGCGCCCTCCCTGAAAGCATCCAGAATTCCATTTTCACTATCGCTATCCCTTCTTAAAGAGGCCAGGGCATCACGGATTTTCTCAAGCCAGCTGACAGACTCTCCAGCAGCTCCGCCAGTGATCATTCCGAAAAGCCGTTGCAGACCTCCGCCTGACATAGCCAGTCCCGGTGCGAGCAAAGAAAATGCCCGGCCCAATCCCCCCAGAAGCGGGCCTACCCTTGAAAGCCCGCGCGTGGTGAGCATCCCCATCCCGAAACGCAGTAAAGCAAGCGGTCCCAGCACGGCAGCCACAACAACAGCCAACGCACCTAACCCTAATGTGATCGCGGCAGTAGCGGCTGCCACTTTCATTAGCGTGCCCGCAAGCTGCGGGTTAACTTCAATCCAGCGGCGCAGCGCCCCGGTTACGCTTTTCACGTAATCCATAATATCCATCAGTGGCTGGCGCAGCGTTTCGCCCAGACTGCTGAAAGCGTTCTGCGCCCCCGTTTTTACCAGCATCCACTGTGCAGAAAGTGAATCCCGGTTGATGTCGGACTCTTTCTGCATTGAGCCATTGGCGCCACTACCGGCAGTGAGCTGCAACTGGCGGCGCAGCTCCGGCAGGTTGTTAGCCAGTTTTGCCGCATCATCGCCATATTCCTTGCCAAACAGCATCGTCATGGCGGACAGGCGTTTGTCCTGCGGCAGCTTTTCCACCTTTTCCATCACCCGCAGAATGGTGCCCATGGCATCCTTCGTCATCTGCTTCTCAAGCTGCTCAGGCTTGAGCTTCAGCATATCCAAGCCATCCATAAAGCGGTCACTTTGCATGGTGGCAATGGACAGCTCACGCACCATAGCGTTTGCAGCGCTGGCCGCCACCTCCGGCGCAGCGCCAAGTGACAGGAACGTGGAGCCAAGCGCGGCTGCCTTGCGGAAGTCCAGCCGGTCAGCCACGCCCCCCATGCGCTGCAGCACGTCGATAATGTCCGCGCCCTTTGACATGGCGTTATCGTCCAGGTAATTCAGTGCATCGCCCAGCTGCTCAATGTTACGGGTTGGCACCTTATAGAGACTGGCGATTTTCCCCAGGCCTTCGGACAGTTCATCGGCGGGCAGTTCAAAGGCAGTTGCCGCTTTGGCTGCCGTACTGGCAAAGGCCAGAAGGTCACGCTTCTGGTCTTCCCATGAGTCATTCGGGTTCGCCACGTTCATACGTGCGCCTCCCTCGACCAGGGCGGCGTAGTCCACCGCGCCATTTTCCATGGGCAGCTGTTCACTGGCAGCCTTAATCGCATCCTGCATTTCATAGAACCGGGCGGTCCGGTTGCCATCATCGTCACGCAGTCCATTGACCTGCTTTGCCACACCTTTCATGGCATCTTCCATGCTGGCATAGCTTTTCACCGCCGCCACGACCGGCGCGCCCATTGCCAGTCCTGCGGCTGAGGTTGTGGCCCCTGCTCCGGCGATGCGATCCCGCACTTCCAGGCTCCGGGAATACTGCTCCCTGACGGCATTAACCCTGGCCTGCTGCTCACCGAGTCGTTTAAGGGACTTCTGCTGACGGTCCAGTGCCTGCCGGGTTTCGTCCGCATTCTGGCGCAGCTCGCGCTGTGCGCTGCTGAGCTTCCGGGTATCCATTCCGGCCTCGTTCAGCGCAAGGCGTTGCTTCTGCACCGACTGACGCAGGCCGTTGTATTTGGTCTGCAGCTCCGAAACGCGGTTTCTGGCCTGCTCAAGCAGGCGGGCCTGTGCCGCCGTCGGACGGTTTGTATCGGTAAACTGCGTGGCGAGCCTGGCCGCTTCTTCGCGGGCAGCTTTTAGGTTGTTACCGGTGACGGCCAGCTGCGCGCTGGTTTTACGAAAGCCTTCAATTTTGCCCGCCTGAGCGTCCAGCTCTTTCAGCCTGGCGCGGCTCTGTTGAATGGCGGTAGCCAGCTCTTTAGAGCTGGCCTGCGCAGTACGGAATGGGCGGGTGAGTTTATCAACCGCATTAAGAATCACCTGCAGACGCAGGTTAGTGTCACTCATCGCTGGCCCCGCTTCTCTGAATCGCTTTATGCCGCCACTCCAGCACTTCGGTCAGCGGCATAACGTCAGTGACGGACGGCGGCCAGTGAAAAATGGTGGCAATATCTGCTACCAGATCGTCAACCGTCAGGCTGTCGGTAAACCGGCAAGCACCGACTTCTTCAACAAAAAAGTCACCACCTCAACCGACAGCGCGGTGAGATCGGCGGGGTCCAGTTCTGCCATTTCCTGCGCCGTCAGAGTCGGCGTGGAGATTCGCGGAATGACGGTCATCATTGCGCCCACATCCATATCCATAATGGCCTGCAGGCGGGTGCCTCGCAGTGCGCCGGACTGGGGTTTGCGCAGCACAATTTCTGTGATTTCACTGTTACCGCGCTTGATAGGGGTATCCAGCTGCACGGTCTTTTCGGTCAGCGTGTCGGTCATGTTCTTTTCCTGTTAATGGGTTACTGGCGCGGCTACCCGCGCCGTTAAGGTTAATCAGAGGCCCAGCGCGTTACGGTGCGCTTCCATCAGGTCCACGCCGTCAACGATTTCAATCATGTTGACCAGATCGACCTCATAGAGCACTTCGCCGTTAATGGTCAGCTTCGCGTAGCTGTTGGTGCTGCTGACTTTGGTGGTGTTGCTTTCGCCGGTCTTCCACTCCCCGGAATCCAGTTCCTTATGACGTCCGCGCACGACCAGCTCCACGGCCTGCACTTCCCCGGTGTCGTCACGCTGAATAGAGCCGGTAAAGCGCAGCTGAATGCCGTCAACAGTCGTTGCCCCCATCTGCTTGAATAACAGCAGTTCGGTGCCGCCAACCGTAAATTCCGTGTCCAGTGCACCGTCATCCAGCCCCAGATCGATATCCACCGAGCCGGGCATTCCACCGCCGCGATACTTATCAAACTTGCGCGTGAATTTCGGCAGGGTTACGGACTCAACGATCCCCTGCCAGTTGTTACCCGCGTTGAACAGGTTCAGGTGTTTTAACTTGCGTGGTAAAGCCATGGAGTCCCCTTACGCGCTGACCCGGCTGGAGAAATCCAGCAGGTATTGATCGGTGATGCGCTGGCGCAGCATCAGGTTTTCAAGCGGCGGCACCGGCGTGTAGTCGTAGTCGATAGTGAGCTTCCCGGCTTTCAGGGAGTCCTTATCGTTCACGGACTCATCCAGCCAGCAGTCTGCGCCGATGATGTAGCCCTGCGTTTTCAGGTTGCGCAGTTTGGCGCGGATACCTTCGATAATGTCGCGGGCCAGTGACGGGTTAAGCACGCCATCCACCGCCCACATGTGCGCTTCTGCAATGGTGTCAGCCAGCACCTGCGCCGTGCGGGTGTAGTTTTCAAAGGCAAACAGCGGATCGTCACTGAGGCAGCGGGAACCCCAGAAGCGGAAGCCGTCTTTGCGGATCAGCGTGGTCACATCGTTCTGGTTCAGCAGTCCCGCATCGGTGGCCGGGTCCTGCAGATCCCAGAACACATCTGCAGAAAGTCCGGTGACGCCGTTCACGCCCACGTTGGACAGGGTTTTGTGCCAGCCGGTCTGTTCGTCAATTTTGGCGCGCAGGCCGAGCGCACGGGCGGAGGCGTAAGCCTTCGCATCTGCATTCAGCACGGTGTCAAAGTTGATGAAGTCAGGCCAGATCAACATCCCTTCGCGCTGGCTAAAGTTATCGCGATAAGCAATAGCCTCCTCCACCGTTTTGCAGCCATAGGCGGACAGGTAGGCAAACCCGCGCAGGCTCTGCGCCACGCTGAGCAGCTCAGTGGCAACCGCCTGCGTGTCATGCCCTGGCGCACCGAGAATGCGCGGCTTAACACCGAGCTGCGATTGCGCCGAAAGCAGAGCCTTCATACCGGTTTTTTTACCGTCAGCGGTCACGCCGCCGATAATGTTGGAGGTGGTTTCCGCTTCGGTTTCGCCCTGCGCCACACGCACGACAACCGTCACAGGTTTTGCCTGGTCTGCAATCGCATCCAGCGAGCGCGCCAGCGTGCCGGACTCGCCCGCTTTGCCGCTGGCGGTCAGTACATCGGTCAGCAGGACCGGCTTGTTGAGGGGGAACATGGACGCATCTGCATCATCGCCGGTGCAAACCATGCCCACGATAGCGGTGCTTACCGTGGTAATTGATCGGGTGCCGTCGTTAACTTCAACAACGCGCACGCCGTGGTGATAATCCTGAGCCATGTAGCGGTTCTCCTCGTGAGGTTTCCGCTACATGTTGCTGGCATTTATACACATGTTCACTTACTTGCCATTGTTCAGAAGACTATACAACTAAGCCGCTATCGTATGGATTCCTGTTCTGGTTCCGCAGGCCATTCAATGTTGGGCGCTGACGAGGTATCCACTGCCTCCAGTGCATCATGGTAATCCAGCCACAGATTGTACTGATCTTTCTCTGTTTCTTTCAGCCGCCCCATTGCTGCCTTTCCGGGCCATTGCCGCGCGTTCATGTAATCATTGGCAATTTTTATGCGCCACTGCTTTTCGCTTAACGCAGACAAAACCAACTCCTCCCTTGTAGGTAACGGCAAATCAACCCAGACCGGGGAGCCATTTTCATCTTGCCCACGGGTTTTACCTGGAGGTGGCGTTGCTGTGAATGTCGAGAAAACATTGCCATCAACCTCCACACCGCTTTCAGGCCAGCTACCAGCTTTTAAATAAACATCCTTCATCGACAGGGGATAAAATCCGTTGTTGCTGAAAATGTATCTGTCGGGGATATCGACAGGTTCTCCTGGCTCTAATTCCACTGATTCTGTCGTTTCGAACGGTTCTTCTGCAATTTGTTGGATCTGCATGTTCATTATTAATATCCTATAGCCAGCCACGAAACAGGAACAATTTGCCCCTGCGAAACGGATTTATTAATCACATCAATCGATACTGCCTGTAGCCGTATTTCGTTCTTGTTAGTTGACTCTGCGACAGCAAAACACGGGATATTCACATTCGTTTGTTCTACAGTTGCCCAACAATGAAGAGCTGCGCCTGGGAAAGGAACCTTGAACTGGTCAATGATGATGTCCGCAGATGAGCTTGCGGTAACAACGTTCACTCGCCCCCACTGCATAATCATTCCTCCAGGTATCCTCTGGTAGCCTTTAGCCTCTCGAATACCAATAAAATAAGACATGTCAGGGATTTTATTTGTAACATCGCCGACATCCCGTAATGCCGCATCTTTAACGCCAAGGTTTGTTCGCGCCTCTGTTGGTGTTTTACCGCCAGTGCCGCCGTTGGCGACAGGGATCACACTGGCTGACGTGAAGTTTTCATACACGGCGAATGCACGGCTTCCAGTGGAACCGGACACCACAACAAAGTAACTTTTAGCTGTGGCCTGCGTTGAAAATTGTGTGATCAACAGGATTAGTGGGGCATCGCCTGACGCCTGACGCGATGCCAAGACATTAATGCCACTTAGAACACTGCTGGAAACAGAGTTTATTCCTGCTGGGATGTTTGATTGGTTAGAAACCATGCAAGCATATTGTCCACCAGGAACAAAATTGAATGTTTGCCAGTCTAAACTGCCTAAGACCGGAGCAGCAGCGCCATATCCCAGATCCTCAAAGCCCAACGTTTTGCGACCACCCTCTGGCGTGGTTGCGCCAAGACCACCGTTAGTAAGTGGAATGACAGTTGAAGAATCACTATTGTAACTTCTGACCACATTAAAAGAACGAGAGCCAGCGGCCCCTGTCACCACGATAATATATTCACTCCTGTCACCATTTGAAGCTGACAGAGAGTTAAGTTTTATAACCGCTGCGTTGGAGTTTTTCTGAATCGTCGTCGCTGTTACCGTTGTATTGGTGTTGTAGCTCACACCAGATGGGGGATTTAATGATGATGAAAACACAAAGGTTTGCATTGAGCCGGTCAGAAAGTCAGCTTGCTGCCAATCGAACGACGTGATGCGTGAGGATGCAATAAGGCCATAGCCTAAATCATTCAGCGCATCAGTCCCACCCAGAAGCTTCCATCCAGACCAAACAGTGCCATTAAATGTGCGTGTGTAGCGGCGGTTAGCTTGGTCCGCAGGCGCGGTGGTCGCGGTGTGGTAAATCTGCAGAATATTGCCTGCGGCGACGTGATCTGTAACAAATAACCAACCACCCTGCGTAACACCAGTTGGCTTATTCAGTGTGGCGGCGCGACATGGGAAAGCGCCAGCAGATTTCATTAAGTCACAATCCTCAACATAAGTTGAGTTAGGACGGTAACCCGCTAAATTCCACGCAGACCACGGCATGGTTGTGGCATTCCATGCTGCCGTTAATGTTCTGGTGTAAATATTTCCATCTCTGTTTGTGAACCGCTGAGTTCCGAGCCATGGTCCTCCACTAAACACCTCAAGAATGCCTTGCGCGTTATTTTCCGGGAATCCATTTGCAACGGTAGCCCCGGTAACGGCAAAGCTCCAGATACCAATAAAATCTGGCACTGGCCCATAGTTGTTCAGGTTGGCATTAGCGGGGAGAGCGCCCCGCATTAATAATGCTGGCGCAACTGCACGGGTTACAAACTCAGTGGTTGCGAGCTGCGTATCACTTGAGTGCTGCGGCGGCGTTGGCGCTGTTGGCTTTCCTGTTAATACTGGACTGGCAAGAGGGGCTTTGGCTGCCAGGGCGTTGACCATGGTAGTCGCAAAGTTCGGATCGTTTCCGAGAGCCGCCGCCAGTTCGCTCAGCGTATCCAGTGCGCCAGGGGAAGAGTTAACAAGCGCAGTGATCGCTGCTTTTACGTAAGCAGTGGTAGCTATTTGCGTATTGCTAACCGTCTGCGCTGCTGTTGGTGCCGTCGGCGTGCCGGTAAGTGCTGGACTGGCAAGCGGAGCCTTGGCTGCAAGGGCGTTGACCATAGTAGTTGCAAAGTTCGGATCATTTCCGAGAGCCGCCGCCAGTTCTCCCAGTGTATCCAGCACGCCTGGTGAGGAGTTAATCAGCGCGTCGATAGCCGCCTTAACGAAAGCAGTAGTGGCAATTTGCGTATCGCTAACCGTCTGCGCTGCTGTTGGTGCAGTTGGCTTACCTGTCAGTGAGGGACTTGCCAGAGGTGCTTTGAGTTTGACTTCATCCATGACAGTTTTCACTGCTTTTGGAGTGGCGGCTTGCGTTTCTAATGTGCTGTTCGTGGCACTGTTGAGCTGCGTAAACCCTTTTTCAGTCAGGGTAGCGTCCGGGTGGTTGCGGGATTTTGCATGCTTGTCGATTTCACTATCGACATAATCCTGCGTGGCCATCACGGTAGTATCGTCCATGGTGATCGTGATTGCAGACACTTCGCTGACCGCAATCACCATGCGAATAACCATCTTTCGCCCGGCACCTTCGCTTAAGGATGGCTTGTAGGTTTCTGCCATGTTGCCGACGGCAAGCAGCGTTCCTGCTGCATCGTAAAGCGCCATTTCACGAACCCAGAAACCGCCTGTAGCCGGTGGGATAACCAGTTCAGCAACGATATTTTTCGGATCGCTGGTATCAATACTCGCGCGGTTTATGGTGGCGCGATGTACCTCTCTGACCAGTTTTGTCTGGGCAGGGTTCGGGGTTGGCAGCATTCCGCCGCCATCACCCACGGCCATTTTTGCGGTATTGTCCAGAACAATGCTGGCGGTGCCAGCCAGAACCGCCGCGATCTTTGCGGCACCTGCTGTGGTGATAATAGTTTTAAATTTCGCCATGATAATTACCCTGGATAAACCGTAATAATGTCGCCGTCATAGATGGCCCCGCCGGTGTACAGATAACCCGGCACTTCCTGCACGATGTTGATTGAGCAGTGACGGCTGACGGGCCTGGCATCACTGATCAGTCGGTCCATTTCGGTGTTCATGTTTGGCGTCATGCCACTTTCCGGCACTCCTATGTCCAGTTCGAACGTGCCAGGCGTGGCATTGTTTTCCCACCATTCCGTAATACCGATGATTCGCCCAAGCGGGCCAACCGCACTGCGGATAGCGGCAAGCGTCCCTTTTCGGCGGTGAATAAAAAAGGCGTCACTGACAGCCTGGCGCTTGACGTTCTCTGCCCAGGCTTCATCCCAGCGGTCAACCGAAAACGCCCACGCCAGATAGGGCAGAAACTTCACCGGGCATTTCCATGGGTTCCACAGGTCACGCAGTGGCACATCAAGGTTGCTGATATCGCTGCAGGCCTGCGCCAGTCGGCGCTCAAGGACAGACGATCCCGGAGGAAGCAGACTATTCATCCGTTCCCCCGATGGTTACGGTTGCTGCTGTGCAGTAAGCCGCTTTTGATTTATCCAGCACCACATCAACTGCAGGCGCGGTCAGCTCTACACGCTGGACCCCTTCCACATGGAGCGCACCGTAAATGGCAGATCTGCGGATATCACGTCCCAGCCGTGCCTGGGCTTTAATGTAGGATTGCAGCCGCTCAATAGCGGCCGCTTTAATAGGCTCCGCCTCCGGCCCCGGATAGAGATAGAGCTGGGCATTAATCGTGTAATTCACGATGGAGGCAGACTGCACTGTTACCCGGTCAGCCACCGGGCGCACACTTTCATCATTGAGTGCGGCAGCCACAACAGCGAGCAGGTCTGCCGCTGCCGTTCCATCTCCTTCGCGGGAAAGTATGGTAACGGTGACATTTGCCGGTGTCGGGCTGATAGCTGACGCATCAGCCACACGGCCATCAGCACTCCGCGCGTGAAATTCATAGGCAGCAGATGGGCCAGCAACGCTCAAACCTTCCATTGCCTCCGGTATGCGCTGGCGTAGATCATTATTAGACTCCATCACCGCCTGAACCGGCGGAATCGCTGTCGGGTCTCCGGGAATGATCGTAAGTCGTTTTACGTTATTAATGGCTGCCAGCTGATCGAGATCACTACCCATGGCATAAGCCACCATAACCGCCTGCGCAGCCTCATTGATTCGCTGACGCAGCAGGATTTCCCGGTATGTGTTTTCCTGCAGTAATTTGGTGACGGGTTCAGATTCCAGCTCAAGTGTGCGCCGCACCGCGTCCTGTTCATCCACCGGATAAAGGGCTACAAAAGCTGCCTTGCGCTCAGCAAGCAGCGCCTCAAAGTCCGGCACCTCAATAATCTGCGGGGCCGGGAGCTGGGAAAGGTCAATTACTGCCATTATCTGCTCCTGTTGGCACTGAAAGGGATACAGACGCGCCGTTATTGCGCTTCCCGGTTAGCTCAACCACCATTGAGCCGTCAAAGCTGCTGCTGATAGTGATGGAATCCAGCGTAAGCCGTGGCTCCCATCGGCTCAGGGCTACGTAGACCGCAGACATGATCTGCAGGCGCAGCGCCGGGTTCTGCGGCTGGTCTATCAGGGCAGACAGCAGGGAGCCATATTCCCGGAGCGCAATTCGGCTCCCTTGCGGGGTCAGCAGAATATCCCGTACTGACTGGCGCAGGTGTTCCGTATCAGTGATAGCCCTGCCGTTGCCCTGACTCATGCCGATATACAGCGTCATACCGGGCCTCCTGATGTATCACTGCCGGACTTAACGCCGGTATGACCATGTTTATCGACTACGATCCCGTTAGAACTCATGGCACCGCCGCCCTGGGTGACGCCACCATTGATCACCACCTCGCTGTTTATGCGCGTGTTGCTTGCTTCCACAACAAACTCACCGGTTTTCAGGGTGATATTGTCAGCCGCCTCGATCACCATGGATTTGATGCCTTTGACGTGCCAGCGCCCGGTGGCGGGTTCGTACTCAAACCAGCCTCCGTCCGGGTATTCCGTCACGCAGCCGTCCACGGAATCCGACGGCGGTGCAAACTGATTGGAGTAAATGGCGGGCAGCGCAAAGGCGGTTTCCAGATTGCCGCCCAGGCTCAGCACCACCACCTGTTCATCCGGTGACGGACACCACCAGGTGCGACCGCCGCCGGCACGCAGTGTCAGCCAGTTAATCCAGTTGGTTTCAAGCTCGCCCACCTTTACCCGGCACAGCCAGTTTTCCCGGTCCACTTCGGTCACGGTGCCGGTGCGGATCAGGTTGGTAATAAGGCGCATGATTTCTGTGAGTTGTGCATTCATGGCTTAAGATTGCCATTAGCTACTTTTGAAATGCAGTGTGATAACTTGTGTGGAACTCCATACAAAGCTATCAATGAAGAAAATGAATTCTAGAAAACACCCAACCTACGAACTACGTGAATACAGTAATGCGGATGAACTTTGGGATGCTTTATCCCCTACACAAAGGATTGACCAAAACTGTAGGGATAACATTATTTACAGAGGGCAGGGTGATGCTGACTGGAGTTTGATACCATCAGCACTTCGTAATCCTCCACGCTACCTGACAGGAAGATTATCTCCAACATCAGATCATATAGTCGCAAGTGAGATAATGACCCTCATGTCATTTGTTAAACACTGTGACAGAGTGGGCGTCCGTATTCCTGGTGATAGTACAGACTTTCGTATGACACATTTAGACATTCAATTTCAGGACTACTGGCTTTTATATCCATCCTCGTGGCCTAATCCAGAAATTTTGGATGTAATGGCCTTAGCACAACATCATGGTGTACCAACCAGACTTTTAGATTGGACACAGATTCCCTATATAGCAATTTATTTTGCTGTTAGTTCATGTATGGCTAATTATAAGAACTGGACACCAACCAGCAAATTAGCCGTATGGGCATTTAACAGAGAATGTATAAACACCCATCCACAAATAAGGCTGCATTCTACAGCAGGCTCAATAAGTCCCCATCTAGCTGCACAATTCGGACTTTTTAGCGTTCATCCGCATACTGGAGGCAGGGGAAAACCAGCAGTTATACATGGCCTTGATCATCTTTCGGAAGATTATCCACATCCCGTATTTTTCAAATATACATTACCCATAAAAGAAGTATCTAAAGCATTCCATCTTCTTGATAAAGCTGGATTTACTGCGGCAAGTATATATCCCTCCGCTGATGGGGCAGGTAAAGCAATCCATGACGAAATTAATCTGGAAAATGCGAGAAATAGATTAGCTGAATTGAAAATTAGTTTTTAATTAACCAGCGCAAAAGGATATCACTAGTAATTAATTCACTCTTGTCATTCATACCCAGAAGACGGCGCTGTGAATAGCGGACCTCTGGTCCTTTGCGGCTGACGCGATCACGCAGACCGTAATGATGAACGCGGGCAATGCGCTGCACTGAACCATCAAATTGCACGCTGGCAGAGTCCGCACTGGCTGCTGTTTTCAGGTATTTAGTGGTGCGAAGTTTCGCAAACATCTGGCGTTTAATTCGCCCCTTCTTACTGCGTGCCGTGACCCGGCGCGGCTCATAGCCGCTTCCGTCGGGGTTGCGCTGCAGCCTGATGTTTTGTTGCTGCGTGCGGCGCAGCTCCTGCGCCAGCTGCCGCATCATGCGGCTGCGCGCGGCAGGTTCAAGATTCGCCAGCAACGCTGCCAGCCAGTCATCCACCCTCTGCAGCTCACCCATGTTTCACCGTCCACATTTCTTCCGCTACGTCCGGTTCCGGCACCGCCTCAACGCTCGACATGCCCCCGTCAGTGCTTACCTGCACTCGCTCAGTCAACTGCAGGTTCAGACTGATATCGCACACATCATTGCGCAGGATATCCACATCAAAGGTGAACAGCTTTTCGCGCAACTCACGGTTATTGATAGCGTCAGGCTGATTGGCAGTGAGCCACAGCAGAACGGGGGCCATCAGTAGATTCTGGTTCCCGCTGAAATCCTCGATCACCACGTTAAGGGTGTAGCGGTATTCCCATGACATGGAGCTGGCACCGGTTGCCACCAGTGAGCCGTTATCCACAAACAGGTGCAGCTTGTCCGGGTTATTGCGGACATAAGGCACAGCCTCATTCAGGGCGCTGCGTAAAGACTGCGGCTTGTTCATTGTCTCGCTCCTGGCACGCAATTATCGTGTCCACTTTGTCAGCACACGCCGCCCAGGCGGCCTCCGTTTCATCCAGCGCTGCATTCAGATCGCCGTTACTGCGCGGCGCTGACCTTTCCAGGCGGCACTGCGTCACTCTGGGACAGCCACTCACGGTAAGCTGCACCTCCGGCGAGGGCCGGACGTTCCCGCAGCCGGATAATGTCAGCAGGCAAAGGAGCATTAGCCCAGCGGCGCAAATCCTCATTTTCACGTTTCAGTTCCTCTATTCGGTGCTGTCGGCTGCGCAGCAGAGCGGAGGTCTGTTCCGCCGCCGCATAAAGCCGCGTCTGCTCCCGGCTGTTGGTTTCGTTCAGAATGGACAGGCCGATCAGCTGGCTGTTTTTCTTCGTCAGTTCCTGCGATTTACTTTTCAGCGCCGCAACCTGCGTCTCAATGGTGTGGCTTGCATTGTTAAGCCGCCATGACTGCCAGCCCAGCAACGCAAGCGACAGAGCCAGCACTGCCGCCATTGCACGCATCAGACTGTCGCCGCCTCTGAAAACTGAGAACGGACAACCCGATAAACCAACACAGTCAGCACATAAATCACCAGAGTTAACACCCAGCCGGACCATGCCAGGCAGACAATAACCAGGATTTTCATTGACCAGCTGAGCAAAGGCTTATCCGGGGTGGTAAAGAATTTTTTGAGGTGTTCTTTGATGGCGTGCCTTGCTGCACCCCCGGCAATTACTCCAACCACTCCACAGAGGGACAGCGCCCAGGTTAAAATGCTCATGACCCAGATGGCGGCAACGACCAGGACCGGGGCGATGCTGCGTGGATAAAACAGCGCGGCCATTAACAGCGCTACCCAGGCGATCTGAAACAACACGTTCATGGTTTTGTTTTTCATTGCGTTACGCTCCTTTTAAGCACCAGGCCATTTCCCGCTCACGGCGGTTATCCAGCCCCTGATTAAACACACCTTTTACATACACCCAGCGTGGCAGTTGATGGCAGGCGTCCGCCCAGCGCCGCTGGTTCAGCAACTTAACCAGCGTGGAGCTGCAGGCATTGCCGGTGCCCACGTTGAAAGCAAACGACACCACAGCGTCATAGACCTTTTGCGGTATCTGCTGCACCACACATTTTTCCAGCGCCCGCTCCACGCGCAGCACGTTGGTGATAAGTCCCTGCGCCGCCTGCCGTTCCGTGATGGTTTTGCCCGGCATCACACCGGACGTATTACCGATCCCGTCAGTCCACACGCCCGCGCTGCACTGGTAAGGCTGCAGGCGGCATCCCTCGTAATCGGCAATCAGTTTCAGCCCCTCAACAGAGGTATGAAGTGACTGATAACCGGGCAGCGTGGCGGCGATAGCCAGCACCGCCCCGACAAGGCAGCGCTTAACGATTGAAGGATTCATACTCCCCCCGCGTGATTTGCCCGCTGCGCAGCAGCTGGTAGGTTTTGTGTTTGTAGTACCAGTTGATCGCCAGCATCAGCACACCTATCAGCACGCCACCAACTGTTGACGCATCCTTAAGTGACAGATCGCCCAGGTATGCCAGCAAAAAGGCGATGCAATACGTGATAAAGGCGCTGATTCGTTCAAGCGTCATAATTCAGTCCCATAGCTGGACGGTCTGCGCCGTGGTTGTCGCCGGAATGTCCGGCAGCTCCACCTGCAGCCCGTGCGGTAAAAAAGGGCCATGCTCAGCCAGCCCCGGATTTGCCTGCAGAACCTGCTCAGTGACACCCTGCGTGCGCCCGTAATGACGCCAGCAAAGCGCGTCCACCGTGTCATACTGGTGCGCACGCACTTTCATCAGATAAGCTCCACCGTGCAGTGCGGTGCATCCTGCACCCGGCTGATAGCCCAGCGGGCATCGCGCCACAGATCACCGCTGGCCTCCGCCAGCTCCTCCCCTCGTTTCACTCCTGATGCCGTGGCGTCATAATCCTGATAACGCTCATTGAGCACGGCACGCGCCCAGCAATAAACGGCGTTAAGGTAGTGCTGAATGCGCTGGCTTCTGCCGTCCAGCATTTCTGACGGCACATCAGCCAGGGCTTTACAGCCCAGCATTTGCTGGCGGTTGCGGAAGTCGTACAGTTCAGCGTTAACCTCAGAAATTGCTGTTAGTGCAACCTGCCTGAGACGCGGCTGCGTCACCGTGCCGTCAGTGCGCATCACGCTACGAAATTCCGACAGGTCCACATCAGGCCAGAACGGCGTGTTTTTAATAACGTCCGCCTGTTCGGGTGCCTGCTCTGGCGCAATAAACTGCATTCGGCTTTCTCCTGAAATAGTGGGCGGTGGACGGGGTTTTGATGTGGCAATGCCTTTCGCCACCCCGTGCCGCCCGTGCGCGGGGCACGTTCTTTAGCGGCTGTCACTGCGCAATTTGCGCTCCAGCTGCTGCTTTTCTTTTTTCACGCCGCATCGGGGATCGAGCTGCAGCGCATGGGTAAGGTGATTCAGGGCAGAAGCCGGGTTGCTTTCGCTCAGTACCGCGCCGATGGCTTTATGCAGTCGCGCCCGGGACTGGTCCGGCATATCCAGATCGCTTGTCAGGTCCAGCGTCTGCAGGAGCAGATCGGCATCAAAAACGGTGGCGGCCAGCAGGGCGCTTTGTGCGGCGTCCGCCATTTCTTCCGCCAGGACAGTCTGCACGTTGCGGTTTCCCAGCGGCATCACCCAGCCATGGCGCAGCGCATGACGCCCGATTTCCAGCGCACCGGCATAATCACCGGCGTCGATACGCCACAGCATCACGTACATCATCACGTCATCCTGCTGCGCACCTCCGGCAGCCAGAACGCCCTCCGCCCAGGCGGCATATTTCGGCAAAAGTTCGACCTTGATTGCCGCCTTTTTCACGGTGGACTGGATACCCTTAAGGCGGCGGCGGTCTTCTGCCAGCTGCAGCAGCATCAGGTCATAGCCGGACGCATGGCGAACACTGCCGCCCTCCCGGGCGGCCTGTTCGGCCTGAATGCGCAGGCGGTGCTGCCGTGCGGGACTCAGGCTCATGCGTTACTCCCCACCTTCCGGCGCAACTGGCGCGGTGAAATCACCGATTTCGATGTTTTCGACCAGGGCCGCGCAGCGATAATCTTCAATCACATACGCTTCGTTGACGGATTCGAAGTTTTCAATCCGGTCACGTTTTGGGTTGTCGATAACAGAACGGCGGCGGGTGTCCTCCTGCCAGTAGATGGACAGGTTATCCAGACGGGTGATCAGCAGGGCATTCGCCGGGAAGAACGGCGCGCGCACCGCCTGCAGGCCGCCCATGCGTTTCTGGCTGATAATCAGATCGGCGGCGATTTTCTCGCTGTTTTCCTGCTCTTTGTTAACCAGCGGGAAATACTTATCGGACAGCAGATCGCGGCCGCAGATTACAACCAGCTCGTCATCATCCTGATACACCACGTCGATCAGCTCGTTAACCGCATCCATCACCACGGCGTCCAGGTTGGCATAGTCGCCGCCCTTGCCCACCTTTACCGCGCCTGCGGTGGTGGTGCCGTCCTGGGTGGTGCTGCCCATAACGTGGTCCGGCGCGTCTTCGCGGATTTTCTGCAGCCAGCCCTTATTCACGTCCTGCAGCAGTGGGTTTTCAGCGCGGTTAGAGGTTTTGGCTCGCTTCACACCGTTAAAGCCGATCATGATGCGGTCCAGAGCCTGACGCTTGATGATGGCGTTACGGATACGCACCTGGAAGTCCTGGAATTTCGCCCACAGGTCCAGCTTTGCGTAGGTCAGCACCGTGTCAAAGTTGGTCTGTTCGCATTTATATTCCACGTCCTCCATCAGCATCGGATCGGTAGGTTCGCGCTCTTTGGTGGTGGTGTCGGTGGTTCCGGCAATGGTGGAGCCAACGCCCAGGCCAAGCAGCTGGCCGGACTGCTCATCAACAGGCGAAACATTAATGAGCGTCAGGAAAGCGGCGGACTGCTGGATCTGGTCTTCCAGCGTCTGCTGCACGGACGGCTCAACGGTGAACTTGCTGGAAAGTTCTTCAACTTCCACCTGGTTCAGGCGCGCCAGCTGCTGCAGGTAGGCGTTAAAGGCAAAGCGGGTTTTCTTTTTCATCGGGTTTTATGCTCCATCAGCAATTGGTCAGGGTGCCTGCCGGTGCGTCACCGCCCGGCGCGCGCTGGCGGTAATCTTTACGGCTGTCTTCACGGCTCAGCTGCTGCTGAAGCTCGGCAAAGGCGGACTGCTGCTCCTGCAGCGAAGTTTCAAGCTCAGAAATGCGCGCGTCCTGGTCGGACAGGGATTTATCAGTGCGCTCGCTCAGGTTCTGCTGTTCAGTGGCGACCAGCTCAACGGCTTTATGCACGTCTGAGAAACGCGCAACATCGGTCTGCTCTTTTTTGGTGAACAGGGCAGTGACGCGGGCAAAGAGGGACGGTTTTTCTTCCTGGGTTTCTTCCAGCTCGATCAGCGTTTCTGTAGCGGCGGTAAAAAGGTTTTCAGGATTCTGTTTGCGGTTAGCCAGCGGGTTTTGTGCGGCGCTGGCACTGAAGGTCAGCATTTCGGTGCCCAGGCTCGCCGGATCGTCAGTGGCGGCAAGGCCTACAAGATAGGCTTTGCCGGTGTCGGCAAACTTCGGGCTGACTTCCATAGAGGTGAATAGCTTCTGACCTTTCTTGACCAGTTCAACGAGTGAGCTGGTCGGCTCCACGTCGGCATACAGCGCCATTTTCCCCTTCAGCGGCCCGTCCTGAATTTCATCTGCAATTAACGCCGTTACTCTGCCGTAGCGGTTAAAGGCGCTGTCCGGTGAATAGGACTTGATGTGCTCAAGGTTAATCAGCGCGGTGTAGACCGCCGGGTTGTAGCTGGCTGCCATTTGCTCCAGCCATTCACGCTGGATTTCGCGTCCGTCGGTGGTGGCACCTTCCACCCCGATACAGAAACGCTTTGCTTTCACTGTCATGAGCCTTGCTCCGTTAGAAAAAACTTACTGGAGCCTTATGGTTGCGGTGATGGGGGGAGTGAAACAACGCGCGGCGCTTGTACCGCCCGCCACACAAACCGCAGCCGGGGAAAGCTACCGGGCAAGGCCGTATGTTTGGGCCATGAACACGACACTGACCCCCGCAGACCTCGATCCCCGTCGGCAGGCCATGCTGCTGTACTTTCAGGGATACCGCGTAGCCCGCATTGCTGAAATGCTGGGCGAGAAAGTTGCAACCGTTCACAGCTGGAAGAAGCGCGACAAGTGGGGCGACTATGGGCCGCTGGATCAGATGCAGCTCACTACCGCCGCGCGTTACTGCCAGCTCATTATGAAGGAGCAGAAAGAAGGTAAAGACTTCAAGGAAATTGACCTGCTGGCGCGCCAGTCAGAGCGCCACGCCCGGATCGGTAAATTCAACGATGGCGGGAACGAGGCGGATTTAAACCCGAACGTAGCCAACCGCAACAAGGGTCCGCGCCGTCAGCCTGAAAAGAACGTTTTTACCGACGAACAGATCGAGAAGCTGCAGGAGGTTTTCCACGGCTCGATGTTCGCCTACCAGCGCCACTGGTATGAGGCAGGCAACCGCCACCGTATCCGCAACCTGCTTAAATCACGCCAGATCGGGGCGACTTTCTTTTTTGCCCGGGAGGCGCTGATTGACGCCATCACCACCGGCCGTAACCAGATTTTCCTCTCAGCCAGTAAGGCGCAGGCGCACGTCTTTAAACAGTACATCATCGACTTTGCAAAAGAGGTGGATGTGGAGCTGAAAGGCGACCCGATGACGCTCAGCAACGGCGCGTGCCTGTACTTCCTCGGCACCAACGCCCGCACGGCGCAGAGCTACCACGGCAACCTGTACCTGGATGAATATTTCTGGATTCCGAAATTCCAGGAACTGCGCAAGGTTGCGTCCGGTATGGCCATTCACAAAAAATGGCGACAGACCTATTTTTCCACGCCATCCAGCCTGACCCACAGCGCCTATCCGTTCTGGTCCGGCGCACTGTTCAACCGGGGCCGCAACAAAGCCGACAAGGTGGATATTGACCTGACTCACGGCAGCCTGGCCCCCGGCCTCCTCTGCCCTGACGGCCAGTATCGCCAGATCGTCACCGTGGAGGATGCGGTGCGCGGCGGCTGTAACCTGTTTGACCTGGACCAGTTACGCATGGAGTACAGCCCGGACGAGTACCAGAACCTTCTGATGTGCGAATTTATTGACGATCTGGCGTCGGTGTTCCCGCTCAGCGAGCTGCAGGCGTGCATGGTGGACAGCTGGGAGGTCTGGTCCGATTTTCAGGCGCTGGCGTTGCGCCCGTTTGGCTGGCGCGAAGTCTGGATCGGCTATGACCCGGCGAAAGGTACGCAGAACGGCGACAGCGCCGGATGCGTGGTGATGGCTCCGCCAGCCGTGCCGGGCGGCAAGTTCCGCATTCTTGAGCGGCACCAGTGGCGCGGAATGGACTTCCGTGCGCAGGCTGACGCGATCAAAAAGTTAACGCAGCAGTACAACGTGACCTATATCGGCATCGACTCGACCGGCGTCGGCCACGGCGTTTATGAAAACGTCAAAGCGTTCTTCCCGGCGGTCCGGGAGTTTGTCTACAACCCCAATGTCAAAAACGCCCTGGTACTCAAGGCCTACGACATTATCAGCCACCGCCGCCTGGAGTTTGACGCCGGGCACACCGACATTGCGCAGTCTTTCATGGCTATCCGCCGTGCCACAACCGCCAGCGGCAACCGCCCCACCTACGAAGCCAGCCGCAGCGAGGAAGCCAGCCATGCTGATCTGGCCTGGGCAACGATGCATGCACTGTTTAACGAACCGCTGCAGGGCGAAGCCGCCAACACCAGTAACATTGTGGAGATTTTTTGATGGGCAAGAGGAATAAAAACCGCGCTCCTGCTAAACAGAGCGTTCAACAGAGCAGCGGCGCGACAACGGCAGAAGCATTCAGCTTTGGCGATCCGATCCCGGTACTGGACCGCCGGGAATTGCTCGATTACGTGGAGTGCGTGCAGATGGACCGCTGGTATGAGCCACCCGTGAGTTTTGATGGCCTGGCCCGCACCTACCGCGCGGCCGTACATCACAGCTCACCGATCGCCGTTAAGCGTGACATTCTCAGCAGTACCTATATCCCGCACCGCCTGCTCAGCCAGCAGGCTTTTTCCCGTTTCGTTCAGGACTATCTGGTATTCGGTAACGCCTACCTTGAGAAGCGCATCAACCGGCTCGGCGGCATTCTCTCGCTGGAGCCAGCCCTGGCAAAATATACCCGCCGCGGCGTTGACCTGGACACCTACTGGTTTGTGCAGTACGGATTCACCACGCAGCCCTACGAATTCACGTCAGGAAGCATTTTCCATCTTCTGGAACCTGACATTAACCAGGAAATTTACGGGCTGCCCGGCTACCTCTCAGCCATTCCGTCCGCCCTGCTCAACGAGTCCGCTACGCTGTTCCGCCGCAAGTACTACATTAACGGAAGCCATGCGGGATTCATCATGTACATGACCGATGCCGCGCAGAACCAGGAGGACGTGAACAACATCCGCCAGGCCATGAAAAGCGCCAAAGGACCAGGCAACTTCCGCAACCTGTTCATGTATTCGCCCAACGGCAAAAAAGACGGCATCCAGATCATCCCGCTGTCGGAAGTTGCGGCAAAGGATGAGTTTCTGAACATCAAGAACGTGAGCCGTGATGACATGATGGCAGCGCACCGCGTACCGCCACAGATGATGGGCATAATTCCCAACAATACCGGCGGCTTTGGTGATGTGGAAAAGGCCAGCCGCGTCTTTGTCCGCAACGAGCTGATGCCGCTGCAGAAGCGACTGCAGGAGCTTAACAACTGGCTGGGCGAAGAAGTGATCCGCTTTGAGCCGTACACGCTGGGACTAGATACAAACAACGCTAACTAAAATTAACAAGCAGCGCCTCTGCTTGTTAAAAGGCGCTGCTAAACCTCAAAATTATCGATCTTCCCCAAGCACTCCGGTTTTAATCAGCTGATTCCAGAAATTTTTCATTTTCTGACCTGTCTGCTGATTAACAAATAGAGATGATCTGGCACCGTGTGGATATCCCATCAACTGCCCGCGCATATCTTCCCAACTTTCACAATAAACTGCATGCCGCCAGTTAGGAACCTCGCTTTCAAGCATCAATCCAATTGCTGCTTTTGCTGGGATGGTGCCATCTTCTTCCATATCTTCCGAAATATGCCAATGGCACTTAATTAGCAATGGGACGGCATTTTCATGATAAAGCACAACGTCATCAATCTTTTCAATAGAGATATAGGCGTCCCCGTGCTTTAGACGTCTTATACCCGCTATAAATTCATCAACTCCATGGCTATAAGGACAGGTAAGAATACCGTTCCTGAAATAGACCGTGTGATCCAAATATTTAAAGCTGGGAGTATTTTTGGGAACGGTAGGTGCCCAGTTAGCTTTATCTCTTTCCAACAAAAAAGGATGCCATGCCGGATACCCATCCACTACTGGCCCACACTCTTCAACAATTTCCTCTAGCTTCGCCCTGACTTTCGAACGCATCTCCTGATTTGAACCTTGTGGAACTAGATATCTGTAAGCATTTTCGAAGTTCGCTGCTGCTGCCTCTTCCGCTCTGAAAGCCATAAAACACCTCACGACATTGAAGACTTACGCACAATTTAAGCATATCGTGCACAGGTTGCAAGAGTTATGTTTTTCGCGATTAAGCCAATCCCTCAATAAACAACCTCAACAGCTTTCTGCGGAGCGCTTCTTTTTTTGCTGCTGTAGCTCACCCTTTCAATTTGAAGCCGCCAGCGGGCCGTAGGCTGCGCCGGATTTTTGCTATTTCACCCCGTTGCGCGCGCTCGTATCCCCGCCACGCCAGCCCGCTTTATGTAGTGGTTTTCATGCACCTGCATGAGGCACAAAAAAGCCCGCCAGAACTGGCAGCGTATCAGATCATGAAACCTCAGTAGTTCATGCGATTTCATGCACAATCGTATGCTTTTACTTACCTTAATGATGACACCCATTGGGCTAGTAGTTATGCTAGGTAAAAACACATAATTCATGAGAAAAATATGTCTAACAAAATCGAATACATAGAAACGGCCAAGCTAAAATTTGATCCTGAAAACCCTAGATTTTACAGGCTAAATGATAAGGCAGGATCAGACAAAGCAGTTATAGAGGAAATGCTGGATGATGAAAGTGTCCAAGACCTCATGCTTTCTATAGGTGAGCAAGATTACTTTCCTGGCGAACCACTATTAGTAGTAAAGAATGGGAAGAAGTTTATTGTTGTTGAGGGCAATAGGCGGTTAGCTGCTGTTAAACTTCTTAATAGTGAGATTTTACCACCTAAAAAGAAAGAAAAAAGCGTACATCTCATATTAGATGAAGCACAGTATAAACCAACCATTCTCCCTTGTTTGGTATATGAAAATAGAGAAGACGTTCTAAGGTATATTGGATATAGACACATTACAGGTGTTAAAGAGTGGGATGCATTATCGAAAGCGAAATATCTTAAGGAGTTAAGCGATACCTTCTACCAAGGTGTTGATAAAGAAAAGCTATTTAAATCTCTAGCGAAGGAGATAGGAAGTAAGGCCTATTATGTAGGCTTGCTTTTAACCTCACTAAACTTATATGAGATTTCTCTAGAAAAGAATTTCTATGATCTACCAATGAATGAAGCAGATGTAGACTTTTCATATATTACTACAGCTTTAGGTTATAAAAACATAACGGATTGGTTAGGGTTAGAAAGTCGAAACGACATTGGAGCTGTAAACCTTAAGATTGAAAATCTTGAAAAACTTTTTGCTTGGTTCTTTGTAAGAGATCAGCAGGGAGATACAATCATTGGTGAAAGTCGCATAATTCAAAAGCTCTCGGTTATTGTAGCTCATGAATCTGCCGTAGAAAATCTTATTAAATCAAAAAAAATTGATGAAGCCTACTTATACACGAATGGTCAAGAGCAAGCCCTAGACCAAGCTCTAAGCCAAGCAGAAGTGAAAATCAAAGTGGTATGGGATATGTTGTTGAAAACGCAATCCTTTACTGAAAGCCACGAAATCCAAGCTGGTGAAATTTCGTCTTTTGCAAGAAAGATTAAGAAGCATATTGAAAATGCTCGCGAGGACGAAGACGAATGATTTTTGAATTGGATTCTTTACCAGCTAATGAGCCATACTTATGGGCTGATTATCTTGAAATTTGGGCCACTGTAAGCGTAGATAAATGTTTTTCACGAGGTGATTTGGCAAGTATATGTCGCGCCCAATCAACCCCTAAAGGACGTCAATATAGTGACAGTAAATGGCAATATGCTATTACTTTCATTGACACAAGAATAGCTTTGTTTGGTAATGATTATCCTTTTGAGCTTTCAGAGGATAGGGATACTCTTCATTTAAAAGAAAGCTCCTATACACGATTGACAAGCCAACAAAAGTTGTATCTTGCCCTATTGTTTTGTGCAAATATCAAATACATAGAATTAAACAGTAGAGCTATTTTTACTAATGCGTTTGAAAAAATTAGTTACCCAGTTTTTGAAAGGTTAATGCCTAATGGTGCAACAGTTCATCATTGCTGGGCAAGCGCTGGAAGTAGTGCAAACTATACTGGCCTGCTGTTTAATAAATTAACCAAGATAGCGCAAGATTTTAGATGTACAGCTAATTTTACAATAAATGATTTTAAACCTAATGATCGCGGCGATGGTGGTATTGATATATTAGCTTGGCATGATATGGGGGATGATCGCCCGTCGATACCGATAGCGTTAGCACAGTGTGGTTGCTCTAAAGATGAGTGGGTCGCAAAACAATTAGAAGCATCCCCGGCAAAGATGCTTCATATGCTTCCTGTAATACACCCTTGGGCTACTTATTACTTTTTACCACAAGATTTGAGGTGGCATAACGCAGATTGGGCACACAAAAGCGACATTGGAGCTGCAATATTTGTTGACCGCCTTCGCCTTATGAGACTCACTATAAGGCTTGGTAACATACGACATCATAGGAATGTGTCGTATGTTCGTTCGTTATTGGCTCTACAAATGTCGTTAACTTAGTATCAATCCCAGATGTTTGGCAACGACTTTGCTACCGCCTCGAACAAGGGAGGCGGTACAGCATTACCTACTACTGTATACTTCATCTTCATAGATGCGTATTCAGTTTCGGGAAAAACAATATCCCTAAAACCTTGCAGCAACGCAGCCTCTCGATAACTGAACCGTCTGGCTGGAGCTTCGCTAACAAAACGCCATTCATCGGGGCCAATTTTTTCAAGCGCCGGACTGATTGGATGTAATGGCATATGACGTGGATTAGCAACAATAGTTTTTGAAAGCTGATCCCAATTTTGGCGACGGTTACGGGAAAGATAGTACCAATGAAAATCCCCATCATGAAATTCGCCTACGGGCCAATCGGGTAAATGGCCTATAGCTTCCTTAATAGTGAAAAAAGGCGATAACCCTTCGCCATGAGTAGGCTGCGGAAAATCATAATCAACATTGAATCTTTCATGAATTCCGACAATGAAAATTCTTTTTCTGTCTTGGGGCACTCCATAATGAGATGCATTCAATACTTTCGCTTTAACTCGATAACCGGCCTCGGTGAAAACTCTAATCTGATCGGCTAATAAATGCTCGAAATTACTTCTGACCATCCCTGAAACATTTTCGACAATAAACGCTTTTGGCCTAATTAGGCCTAACGCTCTAGCAAACTCTAAATAGAGCGTATTGATTTTTCTGTCGGCTTTACGGACTCCGCCTTGACTGAAACCTTGACAAGGGTAGCATCCAACCAAAAGCTCTGACGAAGGGAACGTCTGAACATTTGCAATGTCTCCGAGTACATAATCTGTTTCGGGGTGGTTGGCTAGATAGACATCCTTGGCATATGGTAGGACATCGTTAGCCATAAGAACCTGAAAGCCTGCATTAAGCACGCCAGCATCAGAGCCACCACAACCTGAAAAAAGTGATACTACACTCGGCATCAAACATCTCCTTCTAAACGATTCGGCATTATAGACGAACCAAGGGCGCTGAAAAGGGGCATTTAACATAGCGGGCAGCCTGAACTCACTTCTTGAAACGCGAATGCTTAAGATCATGAGAGTAGTAAGATGTCTTTACTAATAACTCAGCATGAAAAACTTAAATAAAAACTAGTAGTTGCGATATAATGTATCGAAATCATCGCCACACTTAAAGCTTCGTTCAACTGCATAATTCCACTGGTTAAGAAAAAATTTCTTCCCGCAATGTTACAAGACCCACTTTCCTAAACATAAAAACATTATCGCATGTTTTACCAAGCCGATACTCGCCGTCGAATTCAATTTATCGCTGAAAAAATGCTCACTTCAGAGCGAAGTAATTCTAGAGCTTTACCCCGAAAGACGACTTCAAAGTTCCAATCACAACCGCTTACAAATTAACGCCTCACCTTGCTCGTTACTAAACCTCGCATGCGTCTGAATCAAGTTCTGACGCATGCGAGGTTTCTTAATGCAACCAGCTGTCGTCTTCCCAGACCTGCTGCAGAATCTCCATTACACGTTCTTTGTCTTCAGCCTGTCTTACCCCGCTAAGCTCAATACCATTGGCGCTGCCCTTGCGGATTCGGATAGCTGTTTTTGGGTAGAGGGGGCGCAAATTTCGGTAAAGCTCACATTCAAGTGCTTCTAACAGCGCCTGGCTAATTTTCTGCTCTTTATCGATCATTATTTCAATGCGCATAGATTTTACCCTAGCTGGTAGTGTCCATTGTGCGGCTGTATTCATGATTGCGAATTTTCGCCATTAACTCGTCCGTCAGCTCAGAAACCCACTGGATAGCCAGCCGCTTTTCTTCTTCGCTGCACTCGCTTGCCGCTACCAGTTTTATGAAAAAATCAATGCGCTGAAGTTTCAATGACTCCAAAAGATAATCCTGCATTTTCCCTCCTATTACGACCACTTACACAACATAACTGTATGTATATACACTGTTTATATATACAGTATAGTACCGATTTCTAAATGTAAAATGCTTTTTTGGCCTTCAATAAGAAAGCCCTGATATGAGTCAAAAACAGGAAATTTTTTGGGTTGGTCAGTAATACTGCCGCCACTTGTCATCCTCACGCAGCCGCCCGTTCTGGCAAAAGATGCGCAATCCGCCCCCTGACGGAAGGCTGCCGCCGCGTACAAGTAAATTAACCTCGTACTCACTGCCATCGAACCCTCGGGACTGCAGTTCATACTTAAGCTGAAGGCGCTGCTGACCCAAAATGTTCTGTTTGTATTCCTTTTTCCGCTTCGGTTTAACGAGCCTAATCCTTGCGGTCAGCTCACGGCGTTCTTTCCGGCTCATGCTATGCAGGTACGCATGCAGCTCCTTGCCACTCATGGATTTAATCTCGGGTAGATCCCCCCCTGTTTGGTTCAAATTTTCAACAGGGGGACAGTTATTGCCACGAGTCCAAGGGGCGCAAGCGCCCTGGTCGGCTGTCGCCTCCTGAAGGTCAACGGCTTTACGAACCATTTTCCACTTCACTGCATGAGTGCAGATCCGGCCCTCAATGATCGGGGACCAGATGCCATAAATACGAACACCGTGATCGCCGTAGGCGCTCGGCTCGTCGTTCAGCTCATAAGCAGTTCTGACAAGGTGATGTTTACGGGGAACCAGGACGCCGCCCTGCTTCATGATGTAGGTGGCAAAACAGCCAGCATCAGCTGCGGCCAGCACAGCATCCAGACGCGGGTTTTCCAGTACCGGCGCGCCTGCCTTCTTATCACCCTGCGCCCTGGCAGCCTGACCGGCCAGCAGGCGCAGCTCACGATATGCCTGGCGGCCAGGAATACCAAAGAAGCGGAATTGCTGGACACGGTGCAGCGAAGCCCAGGCGTTTACGTTCTCAGCGTTATCGCGCAGTGATCTGCCCGTTTCTTTACTGATTTCCTGCGCCAGCCCGCGCCCGTCAATGTTTTTACTGATGTATTTGGCGATATAGCTGGTCGGCGTACCCTTGCGGGGGTTGATAAGCTCAGACTTGAAGCGCGGCCCTGTATTGGTGCCCAGCTCCTCCCGGTCCTCACGAATGGCGAATTTACGCAGCAGCGCGGTGATGGATTTGCGGTCTTTTTTGCGCATGAAGCACAGTAGGTGCCAGTGCACAGTGCCGTCATGGTGTGGTTCAGCAACGCGGACGCCATACCAGCGCAGCCCGGCTTTGTGCATCGCCTTACGGAAAGCGGCGAACATATTCACCAGGTAATCACTGCTCTGCCGGACCGTGGCACTGGTCCATTTCGGGTTTGGCCTGCCGTTGTTAAGCGTTGCGTGAAAGCGTGACGGGCAGGTGATGGTATAAAACACGGCGCATTCACCACGCATTTCCGCGATCAGCTCCAGCCCCTTAACGCAGGCCATCATTTCGTTGCGCCGGTGCGCCGGATTGCTGCTGCTGGCGTTTACCACCTCTTCCATATCCAGCGTGTCACCTTCGGCGTTAACCAGCTCATGCGAGCGGAAAAACTCCAGTGATTTGCGGCGCTGTTCGCGTTTGTGGATCACAGCTTCATAGCTGACATACGGGGACGCCTTTTTGTTAACCAGGCAAACAGCACGCAGCTGCTCCTCCCGCCATTCACACCGCATCTGCCACAGCTTGCGATACCACCAGTCCGCACAAAGCATGCGGGCCAGTGAACCCGGAATAAGCTCATACGGGACCGGGTTGCGGCGGTTCTTTTTACGGCGCAGCTGTTCAAATGCAGGCGGTATAACATCAAGGCGCATAGCTTCAGCGGCGACCCTTTCCCATGACCGGCGGATCTCTTCCGGCGTAACGTCATCATCCGTAAACAGCTCACCGCAGGCAGTATCCAGACACATGCTCATATGTGCGGCTACCAGGGTGGATAACCGTTTGACCTGCTCCTGATTCATTTCTGGCAGAACCAGCAAGCCCTCCATCCCGTCCTGGCTCGCCATAAAACGGAAGGAGGCGGAAACCTGACTGATGCGCACTTGCTCCAGCCGTTCAAGACACGGCCTGATGGTTTCCCGCAGATAACGGGAATATGCCTTTGGTTTACCCAGGCTCTGGAAATATTTAATCCTTTCGAGCAGAGGCTTACTGATGTGCGCCGGTTGGGCGCTCACGTCAGCAATAATGACCAGATCGGGATTGAATTGCTGCTGTTCGCGGGCCATTTTGGCGCGGCTTATCAGCTGGTCCTGCTCCATTTCTCGCTGAACAGGATCACGGGATTCATTGTAGAAATAGCGTTCCCAGACCTCATTACTCAGGGCCTCGCGGCGCAGCTGTTCCTGCTCGTTATCCGCAGCATAGAGAGTAATCAGGTTTGAAAGCTCAGAAACCGGCGCAACTTCCGCCGGGTCCAGATATGGGTTAATTGCCTCTTTAGGCACATTCCAGTTAAAAGCAGCGGCGGCATTATCTGCACCGCCGTGCTTTTTAACGTCGTGATGGCTCACACGCGCACCTCATGCACGACGCAGAAATCAGGTCCACTCGCTAAATCAAAACCAACCCATACTTTCGGCTTAAGCACCGCAATGAGTTCGTCCGCCGCTTTCCCTTCACCTGCAGCAACGCCAATGCTGCGTTTTGCGCTGATGCGGTTAAGGGTGAAGTTTCGATACAACGAACGAATCAGGCGGGTGTCGCTATTGGATACGATGACCGGATGGCCTTCTGATGCCCGGCGCTCAAGAATAGATGCCAGATGATACTGATCATCCTCTGTAAAACCGGCAGTGTGATAACCGCTAAATGTACCGTCATACGGCGGATCACAATAAACAACATCACCCGTCTGCAGCAGCGCCAGTGTCTCGTCATAGCTGGCGCAGATAAACGTTGCTCGTTGTGCTTTATCAGCAAAAGCCTGTATTTCATTTTCAGGGAAGTACGGGGATTTATAATTCCCGTAGGGCGAGTTGAAATGACCGCTCTGGTTATAGCGGCACAGGCCGCGATAACAATGCCTGTTGAGATAAAGAAACATCGCAGCACGCCATTCAGCAGGCCACTGACGATCATGATTAAATTCTTTACGAATACCGTAGTAATTTTCTGCGGTATTGTTTTTTGAAAATAATTCTTTTGCAATTGTGGTAAATAAATCTGATCCGCTTTTGATGACGCTATATAGATTCATCAGATCGGGGTTAATATCTGCGACAAGATAATGAGGATAGTCTGTTGCCATCATCACAGCGCAGGAACCCGCGAAAGGTTCAACCAGTCGCGGGCCAGTAGGAAGGTATTTTATTAATTCAGGCATGACGGCTGTTTTATTGCCTGCCCATTTAAGGATGGTGCTCATACAGCACCTCCGTTGTAATGCTTACCTTTAAGCTCAGCGATTTCCTGACATGTAACGCAACACTGCACACCTGGAATGACACGGCGGCGAGCTGGCGGGATCGGCGTATCGCAATCGATGCAAAGCACACGGGAAACGCCCGGCACTCTATTGCGGGCGGTATGAATGTGGCGCTGGAGTTCTTCTTCAACGCGCTGCTGTACGAGGTCCATAGAGTCGGCCATCAGTGGATCTCCTGCGCTTCGTTCTGAATCTTCATCGCTTCTTCACGCAGCAGTTCCGCCGCTTCCATGTGATTGAGCTGGCGCGACACGATACGGGCAGCAATAGATTCCATGCGTGCTGCCATTACATCAGCACGGCCACGGCGTTCTTCTTTGCGCGCTTCGAGCAGCATCTGGTTCAGGCCAGCATCATCTGGTCCGGTTTTAGTGGTGCGGGTTTCGATATTTCTCATATTCATTACTCCTGAATTTGGGCAAAAGAATGCCCGGCGGGTTTACGCCATTAATTTCTGTTGTGGGTTAATTCGGCATGGTTAGCCGTTTGGGAAATAAGCTCACCACTGCACGAAAATGATTCATTGCTATAACCAGCTCCCGCTTTTCGTCAGTAGTCAGATCACTAATATTGACGCCGTGACGTTCTGCCGGAATTTTTGCCATAAAGAATATGGCTGCCAGTGCCCGCTCATTTTGTTTATGGTTTATATCGCGACGGTCACGCATATCCTTAACAAACCTTTCAAGCTCTGGCTCAATATTCAGACCAAACACATTCGCCCTTAACTCCGCTATACGGTTCAACCCTTCCAGACGTTGACCCGGGCTTAATGGAACAGTCGCCGCAGCGCCTTCAATAGCCATGGTTTCCCCTGTTTGGTAGTGGTCAGCCCTGCCAGCAGTTCGTCCTGAGAGCGGGACGGGTGCCAGCGCTTGCCATCTTTCCCGATAATCCAGCCATGTCCGCAGTGCATTGCTAGGCTTTGTTTAACTAAAAGCGATGCGAATGAGGGTTCTTTAGTCAACATGATCACCTCAGATGATGCCGAAAGACGCGCCAAGGCCCGTTACGGTGTCCATTGCGCTTGCCATCGCTGGGTTTGCCTGCAGGCGCGCTTGAATGGAAATTGCGGCCAACGCCATCAGGCGCGAAACTGAATTAATACTGGTGAGAGCGTCACGGCGACCGGTAGCGGTTTTCACATCACCAGATAAAGCACCGGCAGCAACACGCCCTATCTCCGCTGTTGCACTCATTACGTAATGTGGCAACTTCTCTTTTGCTACTTCATTTAGTGGCACGCACGGCAGGCAGTGAATTTGTGCCAGGAAGCCGTCAACCAGTGTTGAGTCCTCAGTCAGATCGGTAAGCAACCAGATTTCAGGCGGCGTGAACTGATGCGGCTGGTCCGGGTTCAGCTTGTTGCGCAGCGTCTGGACGTTCATTCCCGCACGTTCCGCGAGCTTCGCCATATTGTGACGTTGAGCGAAAGCCCGGCAGGCCTCTTCGAAATGTGGATGTTTGGAAACGCGATAATCAAACATGATGAAAATCCTTTTGTATCCCAAAATGGAACTATCAGGCCTGCATTGAGACTTCACAGCCCTGGGCTGCTTCCATCGTTAACGCGAACATGTTGATTTCGATGAGGCTGTTTACTCCGGCCTTTTTCCTGATAGGTAGGCGGTTTTCACGGATCATCTGGCGGGCATAACTTACTTTGTAACCGGTACGGCGGCAGAACTCATCCAGGGTGATAAAAGGCTCAGACACCACAAGATTGATACTCGGGCGCATTGATAAATTACTTTTCATGATGCAATATCCCTCAGTTTGAGAGCCAAACTCGCTATTTGGCATTGTTAAACACTATTCAACAACTCACTTTGCGTAAATACTATGATCCAAAATTGGAACGGTCAACAGAAAGATTTTACGAATCGTAAAAGCCTCCCATTGCCTGTAGGTGGGAAAGAGCCGATTGAGCGCATTTGCTACGCTTACGGTTTTACCTCCAGACAAGCCCTATGCCGTCATCTCAACATTTCCCAAAGCACCATGGCTAACAGGGTTGCACGCGGAAACTTCCCTGCTGATTGGGTTCTTATATGCGCAATGGAAACAGGGGCGTCTATTGAGTGGTTGGTTTACGGGCATGGGAATGAACCGGCCTCAGCAATCACAGCTGAAAAACCCAATCTCGAAGTCAAACAGCCAAAATCATCACAAATTGACTTTATTGAAATCCAAAACGGGATAGTGAAGGACTCAAAGCAAGTGTTTTTAGCCTCAGAAATGATCCCTGCTGGTTCTATCGCGCCGAAACTATTTTCAGTAGATGGAACTTTCTGGATAGTCGATGACTTCACTGGTGAGTTAGTTGATGGTTTTTGGTTGATAGAAATGGATGGAGTAACACTCATTCGTGAACTGTACCGGCTGCCAGGTGGTCGCCTTAAAGTTGAAAATGGTAAACATTCTTTTGAGTGCAAAGCAGATGATTTAAAGGTAATTGGAAAGGCGCTCTCACGTACTGAGCAACTTTAATATGGCAGTATCAAAATTATCGAATGGCAAATGGCAAGCGCAGGTCTTCCCTAACGGCAGGGACGGGCGGCGCATTCGTCGCCAGTTTGCAACGAAAGGGGAAGCCCTGGCATTTGAGCGGCACGTTAAAGAACAATCTGAGGACAAGCCCTGGCTGGGCGAAAAACCAGACAAGCGGCGCGTTAGGGATTTAGTCACAGCCTGGTATAACGCGCACGGCGTAACACTTGCAGATGGCGAGAAGCGAAAAAGCGCCATGGAGTTTGCCTGCCTCGCTATGGGTGATCCGCTCGCTACTGAATTTAACGCAAAGCTATTTTCCACTTACCGCGAACAGCGGTTAAGCGGAAAAATAACGCGCTCTGACCGAGTGAAGACCGTAACCCCTCGAACAGTAAACCTTGAGCTGGCTTATTTCCGGGCTATGTTCAACGAACTGAAACGGCTGGATGACTGGACCGCGCCCAACCCTCTTGAAAACGTCAGGGAGTTTAAAATTGCTGAGGTTGAGCTGGCATGGCTGACGGTTGAAGAGGCAACACGTTTGCTTGAGGAATGCGAGAAAAGCAAAGCGGAAGATTTAACCACCATAGTTAAAATTTGCCTGGCGACCGGCGCGCGGTGGGGAGAGGCTGAGAGTTTAACGGGCAAGCAGATCAGCCCGGGCAAGATCACCTTCATTAAAACGAAAGGCAAAAAGAACCGCGCAGTACCAATCAGTGATGAACTTTATAAATTGCTTCCCGAAAAGCGAACATCAAAGCCCATGTTTACTGGCTGCTATTCTGCCTTCAGGGGAGCAATCAAGCGCGCGGGTATTGAGTTGCCAGATGGACAGCTATCGCACGTATTAAGACATACCTTTGCCAGCCATTTTATGATGCGCGGCGGCAACATTTTGGTACTCCAGCGCATCCTGGGTCATACGGATATCAAGGTGACTATGCGCTATGCGCACTTTGCGCCTGACCATCTCACAGAGGCCGTCACGCTTAACCCTCTTAACCTGATTAGTGGCAGCAAAATGGCAGCAGAGCCAAACACTATGCAATACTTTTCCACAATATACGAACTTTTAAGTGCCTGA